AAGTCCAAACCTCAAAGAAGCCAACTACACTTTTGCTCTATATGAGATCGGCGATCAGCAACAACTGGATAGCCAGAGAGCCAAGACTTATGTTCTGAAGTGTGTTTCAGAAGAAGCAATGTATGCCAAAACTAACTACGTGCAGAAAAGCTATAATGATATTTGCTCAAACATGGTTAAGGACATATGCGACAAGTATCTGTTTACAAAGAAAAGAGTTGAGGTCGAAGAGACCAGAGGTAATCAGAACGTTCTAGTTCCTCACAAGAGTCCATTCGAAGCAATCAAAATGATTAGAGCCAGATCGGTTTCAACAGAAGAGAATCGTTCGTCTTCATACGTATTTTTTGAAACAAGAGATAACGAGGAACAGATACTGAGGTTCTGCACGATTGAATCTAGATTTGCGACCGAGCCTGTCAAGTCGTTCAAGCAGTCTGGTGCTATCAATATCAACTCATTGAGTAATGAACAAGACAATAACATTCTGTCGTTTTCTATTCCTCAGCAGCTTTCTTCTATTGATCGTATCACGTTCGGTGGACCAAGAAGAGTAACGTCTTTCAACTTTACTACCTGGAAGTTCGAAACGAAAGATGTTCAGACATCCGACAACAACTACAAAGACGGTGGAAAAGGAACTGATGTTTCGTCTGGATTCGCCAATCGTTATTTCAATGCTAGAATCCCACCGCAATCACTGATTCCTATTGACGTGTCACAAAGAGCTGTTACTCACATTCCAGAATCGACAGCAGATTTTCAGGCATACATAGCTCAGTTGCTGCAGAATGCATTGAAGATAAGAGTTCCCGGTGATACTCAGCTAACAGCTGGAGTGACGATTGATTGCACTCTACCGAATAGATCGGCGACGACCAATAATATGAAAGAAGATCCTCTGATGTCTGGGAAGTTTTTGATTTCAAGAATCCATCATAAGATTGGTTTGGTTCAGGAGAAACCTAGATACACTTGTATCATTGAAGCATTGAAGGGTAGATTCGAGGGGGGACTATGACAGATCGTAATTTTGGTCAAGTATCGGCTATTTTCATTGCTGCAGTAGTTAGTGTTCAGGACCCGCATCAATCAGGTAGAGTCAAAGTTAGAATCTATGGTAGACATGATGATAAAACGAACATACCAGATGATGCTTTACCCTGGGCGCAGGTTGTTCAGCCTGTAACATCAGCTGCCAACGGTCGTATGGGAACTGCTCCCGTTGGTCTTGTAGTTGGATCTAGAGTATTTGGGCAATGGGCTGATGCTGATCATCAGCTTCCTATTATTCTTGGTGCTGTTGGTAGAGCGGGAGATCCTGTAGAGGGTCAGACTACAGGTGGCGCGCCAACGATCGATACAGCGACCGGAAGCATACCTCCTGGGAGCCAGGGCAATCCAAATAATCCGTACACATCACTGAATGAAAACAGAGTAAGTATTTCGGATATCGATTCGGGTCAGACTGATATTATAGCTGTTAGCAATACAACGGGTGGAGTCTTGACTAGCCTTGTAGAAAAAAACATGGCTAATCCTACATTACCTACAGTAGCTTCTTATGACAAAAATAGTAGCATGAATGTATTGAACATAATCAATGCCGTTGATCCTGTTGGCGCGCTTGCTTCACTTCCTTGTTTAAACAATAATTTAATTTCTATAACTTCTATTATAAATTTACTTGGTAGCACAGTTCAAGGTGTTGTTTCTGGAGTTATCAAAACAGCCGTGCAAGCAATCAAAAATGCTCTTTTACAATTAGCTCAAAGGATTGGGTTATTCAAACTTCTCGGTATGCTAAATGCTGCTGTGTCTAAAGTCCAAGAAGTTCAGAAACTTATTAATGCATTGAACGTTCGAGTATGTGGTGTGAACCTGATAAATCAGGGAGTTTTCGATACAGCAAATTATGCAATGGCTTCTGTGATTGGAGGATTGAATTCAGCCGTTGGAGCAATAACTGGTGGTATCAATAATGTTATAAACACTGCCACAGGAGCGGTGACTGCTGCAGGTGCTGCTATTACAGGAACCGTTAATTCACAACTAAATTCATTGATAAAGTCGGTTCCTTTGCCTCCTGCAATTTCCGTATCTACAGCAATATCACCAAAACCGAGTGCAATTTATACATTATCTGCTGCTCCGGATGGGTACATCCAACAATATTACACAGTTGAGAACGATCCTTATCCTGGATTCATTGAGTGGAAAGATCCGAATGGAACCAGCCCTTCCGTTTATACTCCAAGAAATGGAGAGCCGAACTATTCTAGTGCAGAAGAGCATACTAATTTCGCAGCCCAAAATCATTTCACGTCAACGATTGGTAATACATTACTGAGCGGTCAGCCTCTATCGTTTGATACTTTATCAAAGGCAGTTTCTGGTAGTCTAAATTTCACAAAAACATTTGGTATGTCAAAAGTACTAGGTGCTGGAGCGAACGCAGCTAAAATGGCTGGAGTTGCAGCTGCTCTTATTCCAACCATCGTTTCTTCAATCAGTACGGCATTTCAACCTAACATAAGTCAAGCCGAATACACCGGAAGCGATGCTAGGGAATCCATGGATGAATTTGTAAACGCGCAAACAATATTAGCGAGACAAAATGCATTGGCTCTCGCCGGTTTGAATAGAGGATAATCATGTCAGACGCAAATAACAGACGCCATCCGGAATCTACATTCGAAGCCGAATATCCGTACAATCAATCAACGATTACACGCAGTGGGCATGAAATTCATGTAAATGATACTCCGGATAAAGAAAGCCTACGAATCGCTCATACTAAAGGTAGCTACGCCGAGATTGACAAAGACGGGCGAACCGTAGTCAATTCAGTCGGCAAAGCGTATTACTATATGTGCGACGGCTTCAGCACTAGCGTGGATGGTCATTACGATGTTAAAGTAAAAGGAGTGATGAATGTCAATGTTGATGGTTCTGTCAGTGAACAAACTGAAGGCAACAGATATATGGCTGCGGGAGAAAATTTTCAATTGCTCGTGGGCGGCGCATTAACAGAGGCAATTGCGGGAGATAAATTTGACACAGTCAATGGTGATACCACAATTGCAATTAAAGGATCAGAACGTAAAAACATTGGTGCTAAATCTGTAACAAATTATGTTGGACCTAAAACAGAAGTGTTAAATAGCAATTGGTCCGTAAATTCTGATGGAAATATTGAAGTCATAAGCAGCGGTAATATAAGATTCGTTTGCAAAAATTTCGAAGTTTTGGCTCAAACGATAACGTTAAAAACAAAATCCGGTGATGTGACTATTGATTCTCAAGGTCAAGTTCTGTCGACATCTCAAAGTAAGACTGAGATTCAAGGATCTAACATAAATATTGTATCTTCCGGTGAGACTAAGGTCGTCGGTAATCCGCTCAATCTTAACCCGTAAGGATAATCAATGGCTGGGATATGCGTAGATGGAGATAATGCTGGAGGCACTATAATTGGGAGTTCTTCCAATGTCTTCGCGCATGGTAGGAGAATAGCTTTGATAGGAGACACTGTGACTCCACACGGTAAAACTCCCCACAACAGCGCTGTAATGGTCGGTGGATCAAGCAAAGTATTTGTTAATGGAAAGGGTGTAGTCAGATCTGGAGACTCTGCATCTTGTGGGCACACGGCTAGTTCTTCAATTTCAGATATATCTGCAGGATAATCAAATGTCAACAAGATCCGATCATTTCACTCAAACAAAAGTTACTCCGGATCTGTTCTCGGACTTTCTTGATGATCTGACTCCACATCCTATCTCAAAAGATCTTGGTCGTGTAAAGAACGAGCAGTCAATCAAACAGGCACTAAAGAACATAATTCTAACCAATCTAGGCGAAAGACCATTCCAGCCTAATATCGGTTCGGATGTTTATGCTTCTTTATTCGAGCCTAACGATGTCATCATGGAAGAAAACCTTAGATTCGCCATAGGAAACGCAATTCGTTTCCATGAGCCAAGAGTAAATCTGATTGAAGTTCGTGTCACTTCTTTTGCAGAAGAGGATCGTGTTGCTATCAATATCATTTTTTCAATAATAAATAGTATACAAGTACAAAGTGTAAACCTGTTCCTAAGAAGAGTACGATAATGGCAAATAACTCAATCAGTCTGGTAAATTTAGACTTCGATAGTTTAAAAGCAAGTTTGAAAACGTATCTGAAATCTCAGGCGCAGTTCACCGACTATGACTTCGATGGTTCGAATATGTCTGTGTTGCTTGACATCCTTTCATACAATACACATCTGAATGCGTTCTACATGAATATGGCTGTGTCGGAAATGTTTCTCGACTCGGCTCAGCTTCGTAATAGTGTTATCTCTAGAGCTAAAGAATTAAATTACATTCCAAGATCAGCCAAATCATCTGAAGCGCAGATCAATGTAAAGTTCCCACAGACTGGTCTTGCAACTCTTACAATTCCAACTGGAACTAAATTTACTGGCAAATCAGGGAATGGCACGTTCACCTATACAACAGATCAGTCTCATGTAATTTACCCTACCGGTGGATATTTCACTGCAAATTTAAACATCTACGAAGGTGTATACATCTCTGATGCATTTGTAGTTGACAGCACCTTAGAAGCTCAACGTTTCATAATGAGTAACGATAACATGGACACAGATTCTATAGTCGTTTTTGTTTCAGAAAACAATGGGCAGACGAACACTTACTTCAACGCAGCCGAAAACCTTTATGGTCTTAATGCTAACTCTGCAATTTATTTCCTGCAGGCTACAGAAGACACGCGCTATGAGGTTGTTTTTGGAGATGGGAAATTCGGTCGCAAACCTTTAAACAATTCTCTGGTGTATACAACATATAGAACCTGCACAGGTTCTTTTGCTGATGGTTCTACGAATTTCACTCTAGATGACAATTTAGGAGCAATAAATGGTTTAGGTAGTTTTCTTAGCCCAACCATTACTGTATTATCATCTAGCTCTGGTGGAGCGAATGCCGAGACGTTAGACTCTATTAGATACAATGCACCAAGACATTATCAGACTCAGGGCAGAGCTATAACAGCGAATGATTTCAAAAACATGGTCCTGAAAAATTTTGTCAATGTGAAAACATTGAATGTGTTTGGTGGAGAGATTTCAGCTAATTCAGTTGATTATGGTAAAGTATTCATAGCTCCAGCAACTTATTCCGGAGCTCCTCTTTCCGATCTAGATAAACAAACCATCGAGACATATCTATTAGACAAATGTACCTTAGGAATCAAACCTAAAATAATCGACCCAGATTATCTGTATCTGATGGTTTACACTACGGTAAGATACACCAGCGCATCGACAACTAACACCGCAAGTGATATCGAAACCAATGTAAATCAAGCGATTAAAAATTACAACGCATCGTACCTAATTGAATTTAACACTTCATTTAAACTCTCGAGGTTAGAAACTGCGATCAATGATTCTGATCCGAGCATTACAAGTAATGAAACTTATATCGTGTTAAGAAAAGATGCTAATCCTGTTCTTAACACAGAAGTTGATATCGAGATCGATTATCAAAATGAAATTTCAGCTGGAACTTTTTCGTCAACTTTGTTTGAGAGTAATGGCAGAAGGTATCAGTATACAGATTATAACCCATCAAATAAAACTTTAACTGTTTCACAGCTTCCCAATGGTAAAGTTGAAGTGAACAACTTATCGAAAGTTGTTTATCTAAAAGATGTAACTAACCCTGGATACGAAACTTATAAGAATGGTGGGGAAATAAATTACACGAGTGGAAAAGTTACGCTTAACAGAATTAACATCAGCAAATTTATAAATTCTTCTTCAGTTCAATTTTTTGCTACACCAAACAATCTAGACATCAATGCTAAAAACAAAGATCTGATACAAATTGATTTAGAGAACATTTCAATTAAGGTGTTGGCAGTCTAATGGCTATTGATAAATTCGTATCTCCATTCATACCACAGCAGTTTCCTGCTTTCTACAAGGAAGAGGGACCGAATTTCATTGCTTTCGTAAAGGCATACTACGAATGGCTTGAATCACCAGGAAATCCTTTATATCATGCAAGATCGTTATTCGACTATTCGGACATCGATTTAACCGAAGCAGAGTTCGTTAAGTATTTCAAAAACACTTACATGAATTCGCTCCCGGAGTCTGTCTTGGCTGATAAGAGACTACTGGTAAAACACATACTCGATCTTTACAGATCAAAAGGCACTCCGCGCGCGTACGAACTGCTGTTTAGAATTATCTTTAACGAGGCGATCGAGATCTACATCCCCGGTGATTTTATTTTAAAACCTTCGGATGGGGAGTGGGTTGTTCCTAGATATATTGAAATTTCTGACAGCGATTATCTGGAAAACCTTATCGGCAAACAAATTTACAATAGTAGCGATAGCGCAACGGCTGTTGTTGAGTCAGTAAACCAGAAAATTGTCAATGATCGTTTTATGCACGTTCTGTATCTTTCTTCCGTAAAAGGTAGATTCAAATACGGCGAAAGAATTCTTTCGGAATCAGTTCCCGAAATAACTCTAGCCAATGCTCCTGTTGTTCTTGGGTCTCTGACAGCTGTTTCCATTGATAATGGTGGATTGGGATTTAAAAGGGGTGACATATTAGACATATCAGGAACAGGTGTAAACGGTAAAGCAAGAGTCGCAGCAGTCAGGGACGAGAATGGTAAAGTTCAATTTGATTTAATTAATGGCGGTAGCGGATACAGCCTAAACGCAGTAGTCACAGTTGCAACCTCTCTTGATCTTTTCATCTCAAACACTGTTGGTAATTTTTCTGTAAACGATATATTAACCAGTTCAAACACTTCGGCTAATGCGGTTATTAGATTCTCGAATAGCTCATATGTGCAAACGACTGACTTTAGTTCTAATCTTAGCTTCTACGTGGGTGATAATGTTACAAACGGAAATGGCGCTTCTGCGACAATTTTGAGTGTTGCAGGTGGCGGTGGAGCTGGAGCTACCTTTAAAGTTGGTGGTCTGGTCAATCGCGAAATCATATACCTCAATACAGATTATGTCTACAGTTATTTAAGCGCGAATCTAACTTCTAACTGGTACTTCCCAAAAAATCCTGTAGCGAATCTGGCTTCTAAAATTTACGACACTCTTTCGTTTGTGAGTATAGAAGCAGGAACAATTTCTTTCCTATCACAAATTAATCCTGGTGTTGGTTATTCTGCAAATCCTTATATTGACATAATAGAGCCTAATGTCGCAGCTCAAAGAATTTCCGATGGTTTCGGTGGAATTAAAGGTCATAATGCTATAGTTGATTCAGTAGTTACATCTGCTCAAGGTGTGGCGCTAGCTGTCGAAGTTACTGACTCTGGGTTTGGCTTTTCTCCAGGAGGAGCAGTTTTCTTAACAACTCCTTATAACCAAGGTGTAGTCGTCACTGGTTCTGCTGTTGTTGAAGTTGACGGAAAAGGAACTGGATACTCGAGAAATAATAATGGGTATCTCAGCGACATTATGAAGATACAAGACAGCTACTACTATCAGAAATTCTCTTATGAAATTCTTGTCAATAAGATGTTTGATCTATATAAAGGATTGGTTCAAGATCTAATTCATCCATCAGGTCTGGCTCTTTTCGGAAGATTCAGACTTAACAGCGAGCTGATGTCAGATCAATCAGAACCAGAACTTTTCTCTTTAACTCAATCTTAATCATATAAATAGTAAAAAGGCAGCTGGGTGAACTGATGGCAATACTTACGATTAATCATTACATAAATCAAGCAAACAGTTTTATTTCCGATATCGAAAATAACAAAAATGATTACTATTTGTTTGCAGCGAGATCACAACCTTGGGGCACCAATGGTGATTATGTGGCGATTGCATCGAACAATTCTGTATCTCAGGTTGAACAAAGTTTGTATGGTGAAATTTTGTATGGTAAGCTTATAAAAGATGAAAACATAAACAGCCTGATACCTCGACACAACTGGACGATAAACACTGTTTACGATGCTTACGACCAAAATGATGCCGATCTTTACAGCAAAATCTTTTACGTAGTCACCGACAAATACGAAGTATACAAGTGTATCGACAACAATAACGGAGCTCAGTCCTACGTTAAGCCAACTTTGACTTCAACTTCAGGAACGTTTAAGACTGGAGATGGATACGTATGGAGATACATGTATACTATCGACTCTTATTCGAACACCAAATTCACTACAACCAATTATGTTCCTGTTAGTACGAACGCTGCAGTTAGAGGGAACACAAGCCCAGGTTCCATCGATGTGATGAGAATCACGGATGGTGGTAATAGCTACTTTGTTTATGAGACGGGTTTCATAAACAGTATGGTTAACAGATACATCGTTCAGCTCCCACAGACAGCTTCTAACACAAACAATTATTACGTAAACTCTTCTATATATTTGAAATCAGGATTCGGTGCAGGACAGATTCGTGAAATCCAATCATCGAATGGCATCTCGAAACAAATTATTGTTGACTCACCATTCGAAACTTTCATAAAATTAGATCTTGCAAATATTGTAGGTACAGTCGCGACCGGCTATTACGTCGATCAACCTTACGACATTGTAGATTACTTTTACACTCAAGGTTATTTCAATACTGGCGGAACAGTAACACAGTCTGACACCGGAACTTCCGGTAAAGTTCTGGCTGCTAACACTTCGGTTTTGCAGGTAACGAGATATGTGTATGATAAGCTTTTTCAGACCGGTCTGCCTATTATCGACACAACATATTCTGGAGTTGTAAAAACAGGAACTGTATCGGTTGCTAATCTCGGAGCTTGTAATATTGCTTTCGTTACTTCGAATGGTTCAGGTTATACATCCAACGCCACAGTAACAATCACAGCTAATGGTACTGGATCTGGAGCAGCTGCTAATGCTCAGGCTAATAGCACTGGTAAGATTTCCGCTATTAATATTACGGCAGTAGGTAATTCTTATTTCAAAGCCCCAACTCTTACAATATCGGCTCCAGTAGCACAGACATTCAACTCTAATACTGCGGTAGCTAATGGCACAGGCAGTGGTTCAAATAACGTTATCAATCTTACTCGTTTGAACAATATTTCTTTGTCAGGAGGAACCGCTCTTGGGTATAACAATAACGATATCATAACGGTTAAATCAGCAACAACTAACGCCACCGTCACTTTTACGACAAACTCAACAGGTGGTAGTCTCACGTTTACAATCGCGAATACTGGAGCAGGTTTTGCTTTATCTGGAACTATTCCAGTATCAAATATAGCTATCACTAACTCAACTGGTGGAACAGCTGCTGGTAATACGACCGTAACTTATTTGGTCGCAAACGTAACTTCTGCCACAGCTTTTTATACAGCCAACGATCTGATAACTTATACAGTAGCAACTGGTAATACTGCTATTGGTGGGCTTACTTCGGGTTCGACTTACTACGTCGAATTCGCTAACGCAACTGTAATTGCTCTGAAAGCTTCTCCAACTGGTTCACGTATTGCTCTAACAAAAGGTGCGAACCAAACA